GAGAATATTGTAGTTGGAAACACTGATCATGGTGAAAGTCAACTTGTTAGTGGACCTTTTGCTAGCAAAAAAGTTTAAATATTATATACTAAATTAATTTACAATAATTAATTTAATAATAGTTTTAGCAGGTACAATAATAATAATCATTAATCATGATTTTATTTTTGACACAACGACTCATTTTTGCTGCGGATATTCCTTCTGATTCAGCAGCTTTAGAAATTGTATCCCACGTAGCTAATAAAATATTTGTTTGAACCTCCCTCTTATACACTTTTTTACCAGTTGATGATATGAGTTTTGGTTTATATTCATTTTGTTTTAAAGATAATCCATAATATCCTTCATTGTTTCCTTCATCCGTCCACACGGTGGATTTAAGTGCATATGGAGAATTATTTAAATATTCTTTTATTTCTTTCATATCATCGTCAGTTAACTCTTTTCCGACAGATATTTTCCATTTTTTATATTCTGATAGTAACACAGAATTTAAAATCTTTCCATAATCTGAAAATTTACATACTTGAAATATAAATGTTTCAACTAACGAATTTTCTTTAGATTTTTTATACTCAACTGGTTGTAATTTAATACCTAGATATCCATGATTTCTCTCAATACGTTTAGGTTTAAATCTTGTATCCAAATAATTTTTTAAAGCATGGAATACTTCTTTTGTAGGTTTTACTTGGCTCCATAAACGATATCGTCCTTCAATATTTACAGATAATTCTTCGACATCTGTTCTAACAATACATACTTGATTAATAAAATCATTAAACTTTTTATTCATATCATCATCAGGTAATAATATATTTTTATATACAGACTGATTATCATTATTAATAGAACTAATTAATTTTTGATTTTTATCTAGTAAGTTATTTAACTCATTAATTTTTATATTTTTTTCAATAATCATATCTTCTTGATTCTTATTTTTTTCTTTCAATTCCATATTTTCAATTTCTAAATTTTCATTTTGTTTCATTAATCTGTTAAAATTATCTATACTATATGTTTTAGAATGAATAATATCATTTATATGTTTAATTAATTTGTCAATAGTAAAATTATTATCATCATAAGCTATTATTTCTGTTTTGTTTTTAGAATTTACTTCAAGCATACGAATTTGCCTTTTAATTTTAGGATATGTTTTAATTAGATTTTCTATTTCTACTTTATTTTGAACTCTAAATGCTTGTACTAAAATAAAATTTGTGTACTTTTTTCGATGATCTAATATTCTAGTTGCCAAATCATTCGTGTGACCGAATTTTATTAATTTTTCTTGTGCTTCATTAGTATTATCAATTGTACCAAAATATATACATTCTGTATTTAATGAAAATTGAGATATTATTGCTTGTTCTACAGCTTTTTGTTTTTCTTTTTTAGTATTTTTAATTGTTATATCTTTTTCCAAAATAATATTTTCTTTTTCCTCTAATTGGAGTCTTAATTCATCTGTTTCTTCTTCCACAATTTGTTGTAAAACATCTTCCATTTTCATATAATATTCGTGAATTTCTGATGCTTTTTTAGTTTGAGCTTTTAAACATAATGATTTGAAACATTTTATTGTTAATAATATAGTTTGTTTGTTTTGTCCTCCATTTTGTTTTATATTTTCTTCTTTTTCTTTTAAATCCGCTTTGTCAAATTGTAAAGCGGTTTTATAGTCTGTATCACATTTAAAATGTTTTTCTAATACTCTAATTGCGCTTATTTTTTGAGTAAATCCTAACCATTTCCATATATTATCTAAATCAATCACAAAATCTATATTTTTGTCATAATTTAAATAACAATAAAAACTACTTACAAATAATTGTTGTTCAAAACCAGTAAAATTCTCTTTGATTTTATTCAATAATTTGTTATTGTATACATTTGACAATTTTGATAATGGATTTTTCTCTATGAGTTCTACAAAATTTAATTCTTGCATCTTATTATATACTTTATAATAAAATACTCTTTAAGTTATTTAAAGTGCTTATGTGTTTTGAAAGCGGATTTTTGAAAGCGGATTTACCATTTACTCTTTTTAACGCTAATTTTTTGTCCTGCGCCGCGTTTCTTTACCGAATTTGGGTCATATTTTTCTTCTTCATCATCAGAATTACAACCTTTTGACAGTTCCCAAAATTCTTTTGAACCTAATTTAAAATCATTATGACTATCTGCCTTATACCAAAATACCTGATCTTGTAATTTATTTGATTTAGAATTATTATTTATTACTAAGCACTCAAAATTTTCAGTACATTGATCCATTACCTGACAAAATGATTCAAATGTTGGAAACATTCCAGCATAATTTTCATAAATTCTTTTTCTATTCGCAATATAATTCTCTCTTAAAATAAAAACAAAGTCTATATTTGTTCTTAAAGTTGGAGGAATACCTAGTGGATATTGCATTGTAATCACTAACATAATTTTCCAATGTCTCCCGTTCATAAATAAAAGACGCATTAATTTATCTCGCGTCCATGTAGCATCATATAAACAATCATCTAAAATTACAAATGCTCTTGGATCTATTGAGCTTCGCTTAAATGTTTCCATTTCTTTTTTTACTTGTTTTAAAACGGTTCGTTGTCTTTTTAACACATTCTCTATAATTGCTGTATTATACTCATTATGAATAAATAATTTTGGAACCATTTTTGTATAAAAACCGTTACCTTCTTCTGTACCTGAAATTACTGTTCCTATTGGAATATCTTGGTGGTAATAAAGTAAATCACGAACTAAGAAACTTTTACCTGTATCCCTTTTGCCTAGTAGGACTACGACAGGACCTTTATTTTCATTAGGCTTAAAGCTAATAGATTTCATATCAAATTTTTTTAATTCTAGCGACATATATTATATTTACCTTTTTTAATGAAAAAAAAATACGCATTAATCTATATTTAATTTATAATTAATTAAATATTTTGGTCATAAAACAATTGTATTATTTCTAGTGTTTTATCTGTTTTATTTTCAGGTTGTGTCCAATATTTAATTTGTTCTTTCAAACATTCTAAACGATTGTTCCATTCTTTTTTATATTCAATTTTAACAATTCCAGTTATTTTTGTAATACTCCAACAAGACCTTATACGCTCATTATTTATATTAATATAATCATCAGGATTAAACCTAATAAATATAATAGGTCTATGTCCTAAATCTTGAGATATTTCCATTAATCTTTTATTTTCACAAGAGCAATCATATTTATTATGTTGATTTTCATCTACTTCTACAATAATAATTTGATATCCTAAATCAAGCAATAAATCTGGACGTTTAGAAGAACACCCATCTTTAATTTGTTTATCCGCAAACCAAGTAAAATTTGGAAACCATAATTGAATAAATTCAACAACGGCGTATTCTTTTGTTTTATAATTTTTTGCTACTGGTTTATCTGGAAAATTATAAATATAACATCTTAAACAAAATCCTTCAAATTTTTCTTGTGGTCTTGTGCTACATAAATAGGTCTTACATATTTGATGTCTAACATCAACCATGTTATTTTTTTTACATTGAACACAAAAATTAGGTTGTAAACCTTTAAAATTATATGTTGGTTGCGCATTTTTACAATAACATAATTTATTTCTACTTATCATATCTGGTAATCGGCAGTCGGAACAATATTTTGGTACTAAACCTTTAAAATTAAAAGTTGATTGAGCCTTACCACATTCACACATATTATGTGTTACATCTATCATTTCATCCGTTTTACATTTAGAACAAAATTTAGGTTTTAATCCTTTAAAATTAAAATTAGGTCTTGATCCACACGGACACTTAGGATTGCGAACATCAACCATATCTGGTAATTTACATTCAAAACAATATTTAGGTCTTAAATTTTCATAATTAAAATTAGGACTTGTTAGCTTGTTACAAAAACATCTATCATCTACAACATTAATCATATTTTCACTTTTACAAGAATTACAAAATTCGGCTTTCAATCCTTCAAAATTAAAAGTAGGTCTAACTTTTCCGCAAAAACATTTTTTCCTATATGTTTCAATCATATCTTCTTTTTTACATAAAACACAACAAATAGGTTTTAATCCTTCAAAATTCCATCTAGGTTGAGAACTATTACATTCACATTTTTTATTTAAAACATCTACCATATCAGGATCTTTATGTTCAGCACAAAATTTAGCTTTTTGGCCTAAAATATTAAAGGTAGCTTTTTTAGTACAGATTTCGTTAACACAAATAGTCATGATTTATTTAATTAAAATAATATAATATTAACTATTTTATTTCAATTTTAAAATTAATATACATTTATATTTTTGCTATTTTCACAAAGTTATGAAAAAATATATTTATCAATAAATATATTTAACAATAAATAAGTTTAAATAATAGGGAATTTATATATTAAATAGCTAATGATGGTTGACGTAAATTATCAAAAAAGAAAAAACTTGGAACTTTTCAAAAGTTTAGAAGATTCTAAAAGTTTGTTTCTCTCTAACACTCAAAATTATATTCCAATTTATAAGAGATTTTTTGAATTGAATGATACAAATTGGAATAGTATCAACCTAAATCATAAATGGTATATTTCAAATATTAAGGAAAGTGATGAAGAAAATAGCAATGTATTTAATTGTAAAATTAAAAATATAAATACACAAAAAACAAAAGAAAAGGATGTATTTTTTAAATTAGCACCTCTTTTAGACCCATATAAATATTTAATCGGAAAATATGATATTAATAATAAAAATTTATTTAAATTGCCTGATATAAATTCTGATGAATCTAATGTAAATGCTAAATTTTTAGATCAAAATAATTCAGCATATGTAGATGGATTTTTTATATATTTAACTAGTAATTTAAATCAAACACATAATTTTTTACATGGATTAGATTATTATGGATCATTTTTGTCTATTAAAAATAATTATAAATTAAATGTATTTGATGACTTGGAATATTTATCAAATTCTGATTTTTTCAATAAAAATAAAAATATATTATTTAAAGTTAATAATTATGATCATCTTTTTCAAGATGAAAATAAAAAGAAAAAACCAATAAAAATTGAATATAACTCTATCTCTAAATCTAATTTATCTATAAACTCATTTGATGATGAAACTTTTGAAGAAATTTTTGATAATGATAATGTTATTAATTTAAATGCTAGTAATTTAGAAGAACTAATTGATATGTCAACATCAAATATTCTTGAAAATAATTCTAAAACCACAACAATTAAAAGTACATCTACTTGTTCATCTAGGACTTCTTATACATCATCTGAAAATAGTGATGATAAAGAATTAGAAGAATCAGATGAATTAGAAATAGATGAATTAGAAACAGATGAATGGGAAGATATTGATGAAGAAGATGAGGAAGATATTGAAGAAACAATTGAAGCCACTATTCCACAGTTTCCAGTAGAAGTAATTGGTATGGAATATTGTGAAAATACGTTTGATGATCTTATTTTATCTGATGAATTAAAAGATAAAAATGAATGGTTTTCTGCTTTTATGCAAATTATTATGATTTTGATTACTTATCAAAAAACATTTGCGTTTACTCATAATGATCTTCATACAAATAATGTAATGTATAATAGTACAGATAAAAAATATTTATATTATTGCTAC